ACGACCACTAATAATTTCGAACAAAAGTTGCTCAACATACCGAGGAAAGTGGTTACAAGAATCACCAAGTTTTTTAATAGGGTTTTCATAAGCATAGGATTCAACAATTTCTAACAATCTTGGAATATCATATTTAGATGCGGGTCGTATCATGGAGATGCGTCACCTGCTGAATTATCTGTTACTGTAGTTTCACTTGATTGCGTATTTGTTTTAGGCGGTGAACCAAAATCAAAATAAGTATTTGCTATTTCCGAAACGCGGTTCATTGACGTTTCATTTACGCCGTAAATAAATTGCCAATTACTTTTATTTGTCCGAACGCCTGATAATCTGTTTTCCAAAATGCGTCGCATTGACGAACACGATATGGAGCAAGTTGCCACCCGTGTGCGCATCTCTGTATTAAAATCTTCAGTAATTGCTACGCTGTTAATAATGCCTTGGTAGCGTTTAAAAAACTGGGTTGTTGGCGTTGTAATAATTTGATTGTTGGAATCAAAGAAACCACGCCACACTTCGACCAGTGAACCTTTAATGTCGCCGGACAAAATCACAGCAATGTTTGCCGGCAGAATTCCCGTCAACGCAATCGTCATGTCGTCTGATGTAGCCTTGATATCCCTTTGAACATCGCCAACGTTTAACAATGCACCAAGGTTTGAAAAAGTATTGCCACCCACAGTAATTGGGGCGGCGGCATTGCAAAATGTGTAAACAATACCGGCAACGCCAACAGTTAATTTTACAAATTCCGCATGGTTAATTTGCGAGCCTGTAACGGCGTTAATGGTTGTCATGTGATGTACTCTCTAAAAACAAATGGCGCATCCCATTGCACAAATGCGCCGTTGGTCATTGGGTTTAAAGTATATGTCGGACACGCCTCAGCAACAACTGTAAACGTGCATTGATTGCCAATAAAAACAGTTGTGCCTGATGATGGCGAACCAATCAAAGGTCGGTGAATATTTACGGATGAACCGGCAGAATCAGCCGTTATCTTGTACGTGTATCCACTAATCATAATAAAATCACCGGCCTTAAACGTGCCGTTAGACGTTAACGCAAGAGTTTGTGTATTAGCCGCTGGTGCGCCGTTAAGCGTTGCCGCCGTAGCCGTTCCTTGCATTGACGTAAACCAAGACAAATTGGAACTGGTCATCACAATGGTTTCGGATAACTGCCTATCTTTATTGTCAATCGCTTGAATGATTGCACGCACTTGTGGATAGTACAAATACGCATGAGGTTGAATCGTAAACACCCAAGGCACAGCCGTTAAATATTGCGCCACAGTAATATAGCCCGACCGCGCTACTTGTTGACCAACCACGCGACGATTGTTCACCGTCATGGATTGCTGTATCTCAAAAATGGTTTGAAAACTCATGCTCGACCTCGATTCACTGCCAATGATTTCCCTGCGTATTGATTTGCCGCCCATACCGCATTAGGGCTTGACAGCAATCTGTCCTCAAACGATTTGGTATCAATTGCATTAATGTAATTGTTTGTCACCATTGTTGTGCCGCCCATACCGCTTAACGCATGGTTTGGAATAATATTTCCCGCTGTCCGTGGCACAAACAATTCGGGTCCACGTTCACCCACGATGCTTGCTTGACCAACCGCAGGAGAACCACCATCAGCATATCCGGGAACGCCCGTCATTGCCGCTGGTTGATACGGGTTTGCACGCATACCAAACATTGACCCAAACAGCGAACTGAGAAAATTAGATGCCGCCGCTTTCATTTGCATGGCAATCATGTCTTGGATAATGCTTTTGGCAAGGTCTTTAAATCCAAGTTTGCCAGTTCGTACAAACCTATCAATAGCCGATTCCATATTGCCCATTAATGAATCAAACGCTTTTGCACCTTGTTCTAATTCTGTTGGCATATCACGCAAGAACCGCATCGCTTGTTTGGTAAAACCTTCCTCGTACGAACCTTGTCTTAGGTTTAATGTCAATTGGTATTTTTCACGGGAAATTGCTAAAGATTTTTCTGCCAATGCAACTTCACGGGCTTCCGCTTCTGCTCGGGCTGTTGTAGTTAAATCCCTGCGTGCATCCAATTCTTCTAAATTTGCCGCAAGTTGTTGTCTAATCTGCATTTGCTCACGTTCAAGAATAAAATCTTCTTGACGCATTGTTGATGCTTTCATATCCAATTGCATCATCTCTTTTTCATTATCAAGCGCAATGTTCATTAAACGCTGACGTTCTGCAACTGCACCATTTCCTTTTTCGTACATACTAAAAAATTCAGCGCGTGCCTTGGCATCTTCTTCTGCCGCCTTTTGCGCATTAGCCGCACCTTGAGCATACAATTGCATTTGTCTTTTTCTTGCCGCTTCTGCTTCTTTAGATTCGGCAACTGAACGACCACCACCAGCGGGTTTTGTTACAGCAGTTTTCTTTGATAACGCGTCAATTGAATTTCCATATTCACTGACACCCATTACTTTATTTATAAACCTATCAAGGTCTTGCCGAGCAACAATGTCGGCAATTTCCTTTTTGCCAAATACATTTTCAAAATCTTTGTCATCATAAGATGGGATAACACTTTTGAAAATTGTTATTGTTAATTGCATTTGTCTAAGCAAACCGCCTAAAACAAATGCCACTTCCGCAATTGATATTGCTATTGTTTGGAAAACAGTTTTAAATATAGGACCAAGAATATTTGTTTCACCGGCTAAATCTTTGATGTAATCAATACTTGCTTTTAAAACAGGACCCAGTTGCGTAGCCAATGTAACCATTACATTGCGGGATGTTTGTGCTAACAAATCGTAAGTGTCAGCGGCGGCTTTAATTGCTTTTTCTTGTTCTGCAATAATTGGATTAACTTCGCCCATTTTTTGAGCAAAACCAACCATGTCAACGCCCTTGGCGGCTTTGGAAAAAACCTCCATTGATTTAGCACTACGCGTAATCGGGTCTTCAATTTTTCCTAAATTGGCAACTAATTTGTTTAACAGTTCTTCTTGGGAAAGTTTGCCTAAATCTTTTAAACTGATTCCCAACGCAATTGCTGTTTTTTGCGCTTTATCAGAACCGCCAGCCGCTTCGTCAATAAATTTAGCAAACGCCGATAGCATCTTGCCCGCGTTGTCTGCTTTACCACCCGAATTGGCAAGCGCATTGGATAACTGTAATACAGTACCAATTGCAACTTCATTGGCTTCGGCTACGTCGGCTAATTCATCCGCATATTTAACGGCGGCAACACTTGCGGCTAATAATGCGGTTGCACCTATCTTGCCAAATTTTTCTGCTGATTGGCTAAACTGTTCAAGTTTTTTGCCAGCCGAATCTAATCCTCGGCTGAACTCCGCAGAATCTAAACCTAGAACAACGCCAAGGCGGGCAATCATATTAGCCATGTTTTACCTCAAACAATTTTTTATCAAACCCCTGTGCCTGTGTCATAAACATTAAAAGGCTATCGTTGACAGCCGCTTGTTTACTGCCCTCAGGCAACGGTGGATAGATGTAATCATACGCATTACCAAGGATGTTGGCTAGTTTATACGGCGGTGAATTTGCCGGTCGCATATAGTTAAACACCCCGTTTGTCAGAGTCGCTATTTGCGTTAGCACGCCATAATTTCCAACCAACCCATCGGCATACATCGTTTGGATGTTTGCCATGGTTACATCATCAATGTCTTGTATTGTGTCTAAGGTGTGCCCGTTGAAAATCATTGCCGCTTGACATTGACTTTTCAACGAGCCAATCAGTTTCCCCGCGCTTCCTTATATGTTGGGCTAATAACTTCGCCAATCTTTTCTACAATCTGCATTTGTACCGAGATTGGAAATTCATCTTGTATATCGGCATAAGTTAAATCTTCTAGGCTTGCACCTTCAAGTTCGGGCACAAGCAATTTAAAAAATTCGGTAATACGCGCTTCTGTAATAGCCTTGTTTTTTGACGCTTCACGCATCGAACGGCCTTCCACCAATATGTCGTTATCGGTAAATTTAAAATCTTCGGTTTGCGTTGTTTCAAATTTTCTTAAAGACTCGGTAATTTCAACGTAAATTTTTTCTACCGTTTTATCATCCGGCTCAGATACTTTTTTGTAAATTTCTTCTGATTCTGCAACCAATGGAATACGAACTTTAAATGTATGACCACCTAATTCAAAGGAACGAATTAAAAGATTCTTTCTGTTGGCTTGATATTTGTCGCCAAACGCACTGGAAATTTT